AAATGTCAGTAAAAAATGGAATTCTATGATGAAAACCATACAAATACCTGACGGAAAAGGTGGTTTCGTGATACCACCGATGCATGGGGTTGTGTATAATCTAGCATCTACACTACAAAAGAACGACAAAGGTTCTTGGTATGGATGGGTTGTTACACAAGACAGAATATTAGGACAATCAGATAAGGCTTTGTATTTAAGTGCAAAGGATTTTTCTGGAAATGTCTCTAAAGGTAACGTGCAGACAAAAGCAGATGTGGAAGAGAAAGTATCGGATTCAACTCCGTACTAGTCCAAATAGAGGGGGATTGAGAAATCCCCCTTTACAAAAAATTTAGAAATGATAATGAAAAAAGATAAATTCAAAAATATATTTAGTGGACTAACAATAGCATATGGACAATACCAACCAGGAAATCGTGGCGAAAACGGAAAGCAACAAGGTAAAGCTTTTATTGTTCGTAAACCAGTCACCGACGAACTCTGGGAAAACCATCTCACAGGAAAAGGTCCAGCCTTGGGCATCATCCCCATTACGGAGAACAATGATTGTAGGTGGGGGTGTATTGATATTGACGAATATAACTTTGATCATACTAGCCTCATTAAAAGTATTCGGAATCTTAAACTTCCTTTAATAGTCTGCCGATCTAAATCTGGTGGAGCACACGTCTTTTTATTTACTAAAGAAAATATTCCTGCATCTTTGATGCAATCAAAACTAAAACAGTTTGCAAAAGTTTTAGGATACGAAGGTTCAGAAATATTTCCTAAACAAACAGAGATACTTGTGGAACGTGGGGACACAGGTAACTTTTTAAATCTTCCCTACCATAATGAAATGAAAGGACTACGTTATGCTATCAACGATAATGGCACCGGTTGTACACTTGAGGAATTTTATAAGCTCTATGATGTTTACAGCTGCACCAAAGAAACCGTTGAAGAAATTAAGACGGAAGAAAAAAAGATAGAAGAAGCATTTCCTGGTGGTCCTCCTTGTTTAAATAAACTTGCAATAACAGGTTTTGGGGAGGGCTCAAGGAACAACGCATTATTTAATATTGCAGTTTACTACAAACAAGCTGCACCAGACACTTGGGAAGATGAAATTGTAAAAGCTAATCACAAATATATGGAACCACCTTTAAGTAATAGTGAGGTTCAACAATTAATTAAATCAGTAAATAGAAAAGGTTATGACAAATATAGATGTAAGGATGCACCAATCAATGCAGTATGTCAATCTGGTTTATGTAGAACAAAAAGATTTGGTGTAGGATTTGGTGAAGAAGAATACAAATCAAATCCACCACAATGGTTTTTAGATGTAAGTGGAACGCGGATCGAATTAAAATCAGAACAATTATATAGTCCACCGTTATTTGCATTGGCTTGTTTAGATCAAGCTAATCTAGTTGTGCCTGTACCAAAACCAAAAGATTGGAAACAATATTTTTTAAAACCAATGATGGGAAATTTACAAGAAGTAGAACCATTAGAATCATTAGATCCTACAAACGAACTTACAGGATTACTTCAAGATTGGACAACCAATAGACAAGCTGCAAGAACTTTGGATGATATATTTAACAAGCTACCATACACAGATGACAAAAGAGAATTTACATATTTTAGAATGGAAGACTTCTATAACTTCTGTAAGAAAAATCATTGGGATATGGATAAAATAAAAACAGGAAACTTAATTAAAAGATTAGAAAATATATTTGTGGAGGAGACTAGAATGACAATTAAAAAACAACAACCAAGACTTATTAAGATTAAAACTATGAAAAAGATAGAAGCTAGTTTATCTAAAGTCGCTTACCAACAGGACAACTTCTAATGAAAGATGATCAACTAAAACTATTTATGGAAAAAGAAGAAGTTTTTAAAAATGTTCAAACCAACACTAAACCAATTGATGTTGCAGAAATAATTCCAAATCACAATATAATTAAAAATCAATATTTTATTTACCCTACAGAAGGCAGACATCCTTTTTATGGTTATCATGAAAGATTAAACACAATAGATTTTCCTTATATTTTAAATACAAATTACAGAGACAAAGGTGTTGCAGAACATCATCATGTAGTTATTAGAGATACTATTGAGTATCCTTATGTCATGTTAAGAACAACAGATACTACTAAAAAAGGTGGCACTAGAACTTGTAGTATTTGTATACATAAACTAGCAGCTAGAGCTTTTTTAAATCCAGGTAATTTAGATCCTTATGATTATGATGTAACTGTAGTTGATCACAAAGATAGTAAACCATGGAACTACAGATTAAACAATTTAAGATTTGTAACTCGATCAGAAAATTCTAAAGGTGCAAGAGCAAGAACTAAAGAAGAAATTTTTAAAGTTGGACTTTTAAAAGGTTTGTTTTAATGAAGTATTCTAAAGATGTAGGTATTAATTGGCATTTAAGATTTAGAAAAGAGATAGACAATCTAACAAAGGAAGTGGAGTTATTACAGGCAAAACTAAATATAGCAAATAGGAAACTAAAAAAATATGAAAACAATAATATTAGGACCACCGGGTACAGGAAAAACGACAACGTTATTAAATTTAGTAGATGAATTTATACAACAAGGTGTTCGACCAAAACAGATAGGATACTTTTCTTTTACTAGAAAAGCAGCCACTGAAGCGGCAACTAGAGCTGCAGATAAATTTGGTTTAGATGTAGAGAATGATCTAGATAACTTTAGAACATTACATTCTTATGCATTTAGACAATTAGGGATGACAAAAGAAAAAATGATGAAGACAGAAGATTACAAAGAGTTTGGTCAAAAATGTGGTATCCCAATTAAAACAGCATCATACTCTGCAGATGATGGTACATTTAATTCTGATAATGAATATCT